TGAATCTTCTTCAAAAGCCCCGTTTTGCCTCTGAATTTGAATAACATGGTTAAATGTAAGCAACTGATCGCCAACTCCCCAAGAGCCAATAGGATCCAATTTTAATCGCGCCCTATACTTGTATCTGGTTTGGCATGATGCTGATTGATATTTTACTTTTAAATCAAACTCATTAACATCAAATGGGTAAATGTTATTAACCTTTTCAAAGCTCTGAAATTCTCCGGCATCATCGTTTATAATATCCCTGTTATGGTTGCTCTGGAAATAGATGTCAATGTTTCTTCCGCTCCAAAATAAAGGATCTGAAAGCAAAGTAAAATCCCTAAATCCCTTGGCTTTTACCCTTACAAGTTGCCCCCGCATCGCTACCGTTGTTTTAGCAACAGCCGTACGCGTTCCCCCGTCCATGTCGGTAGTTGATTCAAGGTTTACAGGGGTTTTATAACGATTGAAGAACTTGCTCCAAAAGTCATCCCTGATCACCGGACACGTTATTTTATTGAGGATAATTCCGGTATAAATTTCTTCCTTTTGGGCTATTTTTAACATTCCGGTATATAGTGTTACCCAAACGTCCATTTTAAAAGATACCTCAAACCTTACTCCTATCTGAGCTTTGATCCCGTCCGTGGCCTCTATTTCTTTTATAGTGGTCAGTGCGTTACCGTACCACATAAAATTCCCTTTGAAGTATTCTACAAGGGTGTGAAAAATCTGATCGCGCTCTAACGACAATTCAAGAGCCTTCCATCCGGCAGGGTTTTTTACAGTCCTTTCCGGAAGTGATGGGTGGATAAATATGGTTCTGAGTTTAGCCATTAATTACCGACCTCCTGATATGTTTCCGGTTCCTGTTTTCGTCCTCAATTGTTTCATAAAGTAAGGATCCTTTCCGGTGGAAGGTTCCCCCCGTTTGCTTCACAGCCCCTACTATCTTGTCTGCACTTCTTTTATTCGACTTGTCAATTATGGCGGCAATAGAGGCCAGTTCTGATTGATTACCGCGTACTTCTGATGCTCCTATGCCAGACATAGCTAACATCTGCATTGTGTCCTCGTGCGTGTATACGCGGGAACCACGTGGTAAATTAACGAGGGTTGCGCTATCAGGTGTTAATGAAAACTTACCAGAAGGAGTTTTGACCAGTTCTGCTCCGGCCTCCCCAACAAAAGCCAAGCCCCCAGGTGCCGACATGGTGCCGTCCTCAAATCGTGAAATCTGAGCCTTGGCAACTCCAAAGGCTGTTTTTATTAATGCTGAAATTGCTAAAGATCTTGCAATACCAGACGCTCCAAATGTAGCCACTGAATCAGGTGACGCTAATGATCTTTGTGTTGCTGCTAGAATAGTCTCAGCTTGTACAGCCAACATCCTTTTTTCTACTTGCGATAAAAAGAATACTAAAGAATTTTTTGCAAGAGACTTTATAAAGTTTTCGTTACTCAAAAGCGATGCCTGTATCGCCATCTGAGCGTCATTTATCACATCTTGCGTAAATGCCATTTCTTCCTCAAACTTCTGCCGTCTGATGTCTGACAGCGACAAGTATCTATCTGTGAATGTCTCTTGGTTTTCGGCTATCAATGCGGAAATTTCCTCTTCAAAGGTAGCCGCTGTTTGAATGTTTTCAATAGCTTTGTCTAACTCTTCCTTTCTGGCTGCATCTTCTTGGTTGCGAAGCTCCCCTATCTTTATGTCATGCTCTATTTGTAATTGAAATCTTTTTTCAAGTTCTTCTTTAAACTTGGTTGTAACCTCCTGTTGTGTCTTTATTTCATCCGCTGCTTCTTGTGCGTTAATGATTTCCAGTTCTTTTTGAGCGTCTTTTTTAGCTTTACTAAACTCGTTTAGGCTTTGTAATTTTTCCTCATTAACAGTCCTAACGTATCTCCTTTGAAGTACCGACTGAAATAAATCAAACTTTGTAACATCACCCGAGTTTTTCATCGCCTCGTCTGCTGACTTTATTATCTCTTGCTGCTTCTCTTTTTCTTTTTCAAATGTCTTTTTACCGGCTATCTCCATGAGCCTGATCTCATGATCATAACGCTCAGATAGTGCGTCCATTTCTCTTTTAGACCTTTCGATTAACCGCTGGCTGGCCTTTTCCCCCTCGGCTGAAAAGTACTGAATAGCAACCACGGCAGCGGTGACAGCCGCAGCTAAAAGAAAAATGGGATTGGTAAGCAAAGCCCGGCCAACGGATGCAATGGCACTTCCAAAACTTCCAATTTGCGAAGATAATTCTTTTACGGACATGCCATTTAAGGCGGTTGCAAACTGTTGGGCAGATGAAGCGGCCCCCCCAAAGTCTCCAGATTTTAGCTTGTCTCCAATGTTACCAAAAGAGGTAGCAATGTTTTCTAACCCCGATGCTTCGGTATTTTTGACGGCATCCTGAATATCATTTAACTCGTCTTTTAGCTTACCTGCTTTGGTGGCCGCTGCTAAAAATTCAGGGCTTTCCGTTCCCAAGGTTTTAGCTATGCCTACCATTTCATTTCTTGCAGCCTTTAGTTCGTCTTTAAGACCTTTCAAAGCACCTTCGTAATCACCTACCTTGTCTTGGGACTGACCCATAGACACCTTTAGGTTTTTGTACTCGGCATCTTGTTCAGTAATTATTTTTATAAGCTCTTGACCGGTTTTACTATTTCTTTCTTCCTCTGTCCTGAGTTGTGAATATGCCTTCCTGTTGGCTGTTAAGGCCGCGCCAAGTTGTTCGATACTAGCCGTTTGTGCCCTGACTGTTTTAGCGTCACGGTCGCCTAAAGCTGTCTTTTGTTTTATGGCATCACGCTCTTTTTGAAGGGCTTTTGTTGACTGAATAACCTCGTCATTCTGCTTGGCCTGAGCTACTAAAATTTGTTTCTGAATCTTTTCCAGTTCTACTTGGGCACCGGTCAACTGCTGCGTTTCCTTAGCCATCTTTGAAGGACTTCCGGATGATAGGTTTGTATTTATTTTATGTGATACGTCAACGACTTTCATCAATGAAGCATAAAGCAAATCCGCATTTTCCGCCAGTCTTAGCGGGGCTTCAAGGGCTTTTTGACTAATAATATGGTCTTGCTCTAATGCCATTATTTGCGCGGCTTACGTGCCTTGACTAATTTTTTGTATTCGTTGTACCTGGATAAAGTAATATCATCATTGACGGTAAATCCTAATTGCAAAGATATACTTGCCATAATGCTATCAAAACTTTGCTTCTCAGTTGTTTCCGACTTATTATCTAATTCGTTTGCCTTCATTTTTATTCTGGTCAGAAAGGAATCTGCTTTTGAATTTAACGCCATCAGGCTGGCTTCGTACTGCTGATCCGTTTCTGTGTTAATTTTATGCCCCTTGTCCCGGATAAACTTTATCAAATCCGGTTCTGCCTTCAATGCAAGGGCGGTAATACATGCTTTTAAAAGCGTGTACTCGCTCATTAACTTATTGAATGACTTATACGATGACACGTAGTTAGAATAGATCATGCTGCTATTGGCCTCCGCATTTTTTTCCACTATTTGCTCCCATGCCAACATAAGCCTTTCATCATTTGCTGTGCCTTCAATAATTAATTGCTTTAAGTCATTTGTTTCGGCAATCGACATATATGTCTTCAAAGTTATATCGCTATAACTGAAAAGCTTTAAGGATTCTTCCTTGACATTCTGGTAAGACGATTTCGAACGCCACTTTTTTAGTGTTTCCCGGAGTCGTTCCAAATATTTCCTCACCATATTTTAGTTTTAAATCTAACGTCTTGCTGTCGGATGAATCAAAAACCACCGGATACTTTTCTGCATTTACAAACATGCCGCCATAAAACCCGCCTTTAAGTCTCAAATCTACATCTATCCTTCCCTTTTTGTTAGCGTATTCAATACTTGCGTACTCTCCCAATGCCTCGCCTTCCCGATCAATGCTGTTTTGAAGTTGCGCCTGATTGAATGAGATAAGGACGCTTTCATTTTTTTGCATGGCATCAAGCGAAACTTGAACTAAATCAATAGCCCGCAGGTCTTGCGCTATTTGCTTTATGACTTCGAATGCCATCGAATGAAATTCTTTATAAAACCATAACAAAAAGACAGTATAGCGATACTTGCTATCAGGCTGACATTGATCAAAAATGCCCTCTTTATCGAGTGAGCATCAAATAAAAGAAGCACTAAGTAGGTAAGCCCTGTATTAACAGCTAACCCGCAGAAAACTATTACGAACAAACCTAAATAGTGCTTCATTTTAATTAAGGAACGTTAAGAGTAGCCGGGCCTGTAGACTCGTACGCATCAATCGTTAAGGCTGATGCAGCCACAAGGTTAACAAATCCGTCCTCATATGTTCCTGACGACTTCGTAAATCGGTAGTTTCCAGACCCTGCCGGAGTCTCAGCAACCACTACGTTAGCCTGAGCAGAACCAGCGGTTGTAGTAACAGCAAAGTCAGCCGTCACTAATCCGCTTACTGGCGTACCGTCACACGAAGTTTTAACTTCAACATCAAAGCCTGATGTAGATACAGACGGAGATTCTTTAATCGTTACATCTACGTCTGTCAACGGGATAAGCTCGTCAATGTAAGACGCTGGAAGCATCATGCCGCGCTTATTGATCTCGTTGTGGTTCTTTAGAATCAACCGGATAGGTGTCTTTGTTGCCACAGACCCGTCACCGATCATAAGTTTTTCAACGTTCAAAAGACCCGCCAAAAAACCCGCCCCGCTACCATCGCTCAACTCCGTCAAAAAGAGGTTGTCTTCTTTGTCAACCAAAATAAAGCGACTGCCTTGGCCGTTGTGGGAGAACATTGCCTTATGGAGGCACATATTCCGGCTAACGTGGAACACAAACCCATACTTTCCTTGATCAGCTACCAAGTTTGAAATCGTAGTTTCATCGTAAGCTGCTTCTGTGCTGGCGTTTTCGAAGCCAGTAAAAGAAGGCCACAAATATACTCTGTTGGCTACTCCGGTTTTAATAGCCGCCTGAATTGCCGTTTTTGCCGCGCTTTCGGTAGCCATCTGTATAGGTGTTAGCTTCCAGTTGGCCGGGGTTTCAATCATCCCCTTGATCATCTGCGGCAGCTTGTCGCATTTGATAAGTCCTAAGTTTTTCTTAGGCTCCTGTACACAAATTAAATCTGCCATATTTTTAACAGTTGTTTTTTATTCTTGAATTGATTTTTAAGTTCTGAATTTCAATAGCGTCTATCGGATCGCTCATTATGTTTTTTACATTAACCGCCCCTGATTGTGTGCCCCAGTAGTACCGATCAATCTTTGTGTGGGGGGGATACCTTAAATCCCCGGGCCACATGAACAAAGGAGACTTTTGCAAAGCCTCAAAAAACAATTCGAAAAGCGGGTATAGGATAGGCTTGAAAACCCTTTCTAACCTTTGCTCTGCGTTGTAGTTCTGATCGGTTCTGTTTACGATTGCCAAGTTTAGGTTATACTTCACCATGTCTCCAACGACATCTGATACAGCATCTAATCTAAGAATGACAAGCGGGTACTTTTTGTCCCTGTTAACCGGGTCTGTTTGTTTTAGCTGTAACCTTGTGTTGATCTCTGGTATATGCCCGTACATGTACTCAGGCGTAGTAACACCAACGCCCTGCAGCGTACGCATCTTTGCAACAACAGCACCGATATTATCCTCAATCACCGGCATCATATGTTAAACAGGTTTAGATAACCAGGAAACCAAAACTTCTGATACAGGTATTCTCTAAAATCGCCCCAACCTTTTGTATTTACGTCCGCATCGAATAACGATGATTTGTAATACAAATAGCCGTAAAGCGAATCCTCTAAAAAATAGCCGTATAGGTCAGCGAAATACATATCGTCAAAGAATGCGTCAAGGTACCAGCCGTTTAACCCTATTCCGTCATAGCTGCCTACCATTTCTGCAAAGCGGTTGTAATGCCTTACGATTATCTGGTTTGGTGATACGATAGATGAGTTTTCCGACACTGGTTTGACCACGCCCAAAGGCGCGACCGTCATGTCGTATTCTTTAAGATACTGTGAATGAACGTAAGGTTTTAAGGCCGTCACAAACCCCTTCCAAGTGTTTTCCTTGCCTTCGTTTGTGTAGGTGTCTCCTTTTTTTAGCCGTAACCACTTATTAACAGGCTGCAAAATCCATGTAAGAGATTGACTTGGTACTGTCGCGTTGTTATTGTCGGTGCTTTCGTATATATCAGCACCGTAAACAACCTGAACCCCCACGTCATAAGTGTGGCTTAAATTAGAAACCCATTCCGCTGGAAAGGCATTGACACCGGCTTTAAGTTGGGCGTAGAATGTTGACCCCAACAGTTTTTCCAAAATAGCCTCTTCCGTGTCCGCAATGTAGGCGTTAATACCATTGGTATTTTCCACCTGACTAGAGATAATATAGGGGGCTACTGTGAAATCTGTTGAGGTCAAAAACATATCTTACTGTTTATTGCGATAGAGTAAGGCCGTGAAACTTGCCGACATGGTACCGGTTCCTGTCCAACTAACCCTGTAATATAAAAAGGGTGACCCTGCTAAACGCCAATGATAACTGGCAGTGGCATCAGCAGCGGTGATAGTTGCAAGGGCGGTCTGTGTGTCAACGGTGTTCAACGCTCTCCAGTTAACCCCGTCAAGGCTACCTTGAAGCGATATAGTACCGCCAACTGTTCCACTTATTTTAGTCACGTTCACCTGTACAGTGGTATTGGTCACTGCAACATCACGAAGCAAGCGACACTGTACGGTGCCGGTTCCTGCGTTGGTTACCGTGTCTGATTTGGGGAACACTCCACCCGTTGACAGGGCGTTAAAAAACTCGGCTACCTGAGCCTCGGCAAAAGAGATCGAAAGCAAGGCTACCAAGCCAACGATCAAAACGTTTTTCATTTTCATATTCGTTTCAAAAATTAAGCGATACCTAAACCTGCAATGGCCGCGTCAATGTTTGTAACCTTTAGGAAGGCTTCACGATCAACGTTACGGATCAATAGGAATATTTCCTGCTCAGCGCGGATAGTCCATTGATTTTTCAAGAACTGATCGTTAACCAATCCCATTTCTATGGTAACATCTTCGCCCTGGTGAACGCTTCCGTAAGAGAAGTCACCGATTACCAGTGTATTAGCCACCACGCGAGATGACTCAACCACAAGGACATTATCAATCCTTGTTCCATCTGCTGAGATGAAAGGAGGGAGTAGGTAATGACCGTCAACCGCTTTTGACAGTTTGTATTTCAAAATGTCAATCGGGTTCATCAAAACGATGTTAGGCATGTACTTACTTTGTCTTCCGGTTCCTGCGGCTCCACCGTTCATGATTGACACTCGCAGTGCAGAAACAAGATCGTAAAGATTTGAATCAACGATTGTTCCAAATCCTGGAAGCGTTGCATCAATTACCTGAGTAGGCGCAACGGTTAACAAACCATTCAGGTTAGGAGACACTCCAGAGCCATCATAGATTTGGCCGTCAACTACCAATTCAAGGTTTTTGTTGAGCAGTTCATTGATTTGCTGAGCCACAAATCCAAGGTGACGGTAAGCCTGTTTTGAAACAGGGATAGTATCCGCAAGTACTTGGAAAGGACTTGTTCTTTCGATCCAAGAAATTGCTGACTCTGGTTTTGTTCCATTTTCTGCCACGGCAGCGGCACTTCTTGTAATAGCGTCCTGATCCATCCACCGGACAATTCCACCGCTTTCAGCCATTTGAGCCGGGGAGTAATTGTATTGGGTGAAGAGACTGCGAATAACAGCGCGTCTTGTTGCAAGCTCACCAATACCAGGTACGCGAATACCCATAGTGTTATTGGTGACAGAAGACCGCTGAACTATTGCCTTGTTGATTTTCAAAGATGCCCGGCTTGCGTTGTCACCGGATGATACCGCCTTAATCGCCTCAGCATTTTTGGCAACAATTTCCTCTACTGTTTGGCCTTCAACGCTGCCCCCTTTTGAGATCAACTTAGAAAGCTCTAAGCCTTGCTTTTCGATGGCAGTGGTCAAATCGGCAATTGCCTTTTCAGTCACTCCGTAAGATTGCATTTTTGTAGCAAACTGTTCGGCAGTGATGAATCCCTTGGCGGCTGAATCAACTGCATTCTTGACCGCTTCCTTAATGGCCTCACCGTTCTTTTCGGCTGCCTTGGTAAGGATTTCCTGTAATTCTTTTTCTTCCATTTTTAAATGTGTTTTTTTGGTTGATAAAACTTAATTAGCTCACTAGCCTTTAGAGTGCTTTTTGGCGGCTCTTGCTTACCAGTGGAATTGTCCGGCTGGCCTTTCGTTTGCTGTATTGATAAAGTGGGCGTTGCCCAGTTCGATCCTCTTTTAACTGCGCTACCTTCAATGATCTTGGCTTCTGAAACAGCCCAAAAGTAACCGGCCTCTAAAGCCTCCTCTTTGTTGGCTATCTCCTCAAAGTACTTATTCCATGTAGCGTTTTCCTTTTCGTACCGGTCATCATTTACCGCCAGATCAATCTTGACGTACTGCATCCCCACGGAATGATTTGTAACCTTGCCAGTGCGGTACTTTTCAAACATGAACTCATTTTCGTTTTTGTCTATAATAGAATCAAAAACAAGTGCCTGAGTTTTCCCTTCGTAATTTATTCCCAAATCATGCCATGCGATTTGCTTGGTAAAAGCCTTTACGTTGTCAGATATTGTCCCCTTGAAGCTGAATTGATGTTCCTGAACCAGAGAAATGCCTTTGTTTTCTTTGAGGGACTTATTCCACAATTGATCTAAATGCACGTCACCGTGGGAGTCAAATAGCTTTGTCGTATTTATTATAGATCGAACTTTTATTTGAGTGGCAGTGTCTGGTATTTCTACTGATTGCATTCCGGCCTTTACAGTAAATTCAGATTTGTCTTTGTCGATTACCAATTCAACACAATGACTCACTCCGTCAGCTTCCTTGGTGACGCTTTTCTTTTGTGCAATCAGCTTGCTTTTGTTGACTATCAGGTAGTCAATCAATTGTGACTTTTCCGGAAATTGTGGCAGTTCGAGTTTCATTTTTTTACTATTTGCTTTTCCTTCACGATCTTTTCCCTGACCATTTTCAGTTCTTTTATCTGAGTTGGCGTTAACTTTTCTTTCATGTCAATACTCAGTGATGAACGATTGATTTTGCTCCGCTTGTAGTTTTGCGTCTGTTTCGTAACATTTCGGAAAAGGAAACACGATCTTTTTTTACAGCCTCCACAACTTCGGGTGCTGGCTGTTCAATACCCTCAACAATCTCTTTGGCTTCCTGGTCGGTTATGTCTTTGGATTCCTCGATTTCAGGCTTATTTTCCACATTTTGAGTAATTTCAGGCTGTTTTTCAACTAAATTTCCCATGTTGGGATTCCGGTTTTTCTTGTGCTTGCTCATTTTATTCCAAATTTTGTTAGTTCATCTTTGTACTGATCAATTGTAATCGCTTGGTCTTGAAGTGCTTTGGATAAAGCATTAACCATAGTCGTGAGTGAATCCCCCCGGCTTTTAAGGTCCTCTTGAAATATCGGTAGGTGCATATACTCGGCAACTATTGAAGTGTTGCCGTCTAAAAACTCGCTGGAGATACCGCCAATCCACTCATTAGCCTCTGGCATGATTGTACGCACATAAAGTCCTTTCTCTGCTTGGTGCTGATTTTCGTACGTGCTTCCCATTTTACGCACAAACATTTCGGCAGGTACGCCAAAAGTGTCGAGGCACTTATCGAAACCCTGCTCTATTTCTT